ATTTATTCTTCTAATACACGATCTAATGGTAGATCAAGAGTTAAAAAATAAGGAATCTGAAGAAAATCTATCTTATGGAAAGAGTTTACATCAAAATTCTTTAAAAGACTTTCTAATTCTACTTGAAATACATGTTTAATAACACGAAGATTGCCTTGACGGAGCACATCCTCATAAAATACTCTATTACTACGTGATAATATATGATCATAATGACCAAGATATTGTTTGAAAAAACTAGTAAATAGATCATGGTTGAAGCCACCTAACATGTAATATGAAAAAACACGAGAAAAAGAAATAAACACATTTTTTACTTCATGTTCTGGATAAAGAACACTTTTAAGAAAATCCTCCGCTGGTTTAAAAAGCTTAGATCCTTGTAATGAATAACCAATGAATTTTCTCCTTTCGACCGGTTCACTTGAAAGCGCGACTAAACATTTTTCTGGTTTCAGTATCAATCCGAACAAAAACTTCAACGTTGCAGCGATTCTGTCCAAAACTTCTTGACTTGATATATGCTGAATTCCGCAATAAAAACTTCCATCATCTCCGAGAACGCGTAAATGTTCAATATTTCTATCAAACCCATTCGAAATAGATGCGGTCATAAAACAAACGTAATTCAAAGTGCTGTTAATCAAAGCTGTCAGCAAACTTCCACTTGGTGTTCCACACTGTTTCTTGTAACATGAACCATCCGGAAATAACATCTTACTATCTGTAAAAGCTTTTCGAACAAAGTAAAAAATATTCTTCTCTGTACCTAAATGACTAGTTTTAAAGTTAATAACATCTTTAAAAACATCGAAAACATCAATTGCAGCGAATCTCATTCTATAAGCATCCCAGCCTGAATAATCTAAGTTAACGAAATCCATGTTGGTTGATAAATTCAAATAGTCTCTTAATCTAGATAATGTTTTCTTTCCTGTTAAAATAACGTCACTTAAATGTGAATAAGTGTAATCATAAACGTTTCTAAACAGCAAATTTTCCATCACTATTGTTTCAAAAGGAACAACCCAGATTGAACGAGTTTTATTTTGTTCTAACGGTGATAAATGCCCACGGAGAGCTAAAACACAAGGATGATAATCCAATTTTTTGCCTTTGATGAGAGTAAAATAGTTGCGTATTGATTTTTGGTGAACTTCTGACCAAACGTCGCTTTTCTTTTTTCCGAAGTAAGGGTAACCAGGTGAAGTATTGCCAGGAATTTGTTTCATCATATTGTCTAATGTGAGTGTATCTGCTTTGCAATTTTTATATAAAGCTCGAAGTTTTGATAAAGCCATATCGTAAGCCCATTTATAACGAGGACTGGATAATATATTCTTCCGAGTAACTAACGGACGTCCAAATTTAGCCAAAAAAGCATGTGATCTGCCTAAACGTGCTAATTTGTTGTAGCCTTTTAATGAATCGTAAATTGGTCGATTCCATCTTTTCATCGATGCTGCTGCCCAATGGTCGAGCGGATCTTTGTTTTGCATAACGTTGTACGGTGGATATTGTTCGGGGGTTTTGCGGAATGTTGATGTTGGGGAGTCGAGGAGTGATTTTAACTGATCGAATGACATATCATGCCAAGGGTAGTTTTCAGAGATAAAATCAATATCTTTTCCTTTGATCATATCATCGGAGAGATGTTGAATGTAACTTCTGTCCTTGATAAGATTGTAAAAGTGATCTAAATGAGTGTTTAATTCATTTTTTGATAATGACATTGTAG